AATTCCTTTAGCTGTTTTGGTTTATCAGTATTACGGAAACACCGATAACTACGATATAATTTTAGATTTAAACAACATATATAATCCATCCCGCGTAAGCGGTAAGATTAAAATGCTTTCGGAATAAAACAAATGGAACTTGTTACAGACATACAAATAGAGGTTAACGGGATTAGGTATACAGGCTGGGAAAGTGTATCTGTTACAAAAACAATTGAAACGTTATGTGGTAGTTTTGAATTTGATGGAAGTTTTACTAAAGGAAAAACTTTTCCAGTAAAAGTTAATGACGAATGTAAAATTTACGTCAATGACACTGCAGTTGTTAACGGCTATGTTGAAACATTAAAAGTATCTATTGATGCTACTACCCACAGATTATCAATATCAGGCAGGGATAGGACATGTGATTTGGTAGACAATACTTTATCCCCCGCAATTCCTTTACCAAAATTACCCGCCACAGTTAAGCAAATCATTGAAAAAGTATTGCAGTTTTATGGCATGACAAATATTAAGGTCATAGACCCATATAATTTATCTCCAATAAAAGAAGTAATCACAGCAGAGCTTGGACAAACCGCTGAAGACTTAATCCAGCAATATGCATCAAAGCGCAACGTTTTAATAACAACCAACAATGACGGAGATATTGTTTTTCAGCGTGCCGGAACTGATATTTATAAAACCATATTAACAAGAAATAAAAAAGATTATCAGGTAATAAAAGGTTCAGACATGTCCTTTGATAACACTAAACGCTTCCATGAATACAGGATTACAGACCAGGGCAATTCAATGAGTGATTATTATATTGGTAATCAATCAACGACTAAACAAAATTCAGATGTATCAGCAAAAGATTTTGATGAGGAAATACGAAAAACAAGGATTTATTATTTATCAAGCGATGATACAAGCGAGGATGAGGATGTAAAAAAACGAGTTAAATGGGAAGGTAATTTTAGGAGGGCACAATCTGTTGTTTATGAATGCGACGTTGTAGGATTTAAACCATTACTTGATAATGGAATTTGGTTACCAAACAAGCTTGTACGCATAGATGACGTTGAGAGCAACATAACTAACGCAACGTTATTAATTAGTTCTGTAACTTTCAAGAAAGATAATAACGAGGGTTCTATAACTCATCTAAAATGCGTGCCACAGGATAGTTTTACTTTACAACTTAATAAGCCAAAAAAACAAAAATCTGATGAATTAGATTTTGGAAAATTTTATGTTAAGGACTTAAGTAGCGGAGATGGTAATAATGCTTAATTTAGGACAAATGATTAAAAACTTACGCTATAAAGTTAAAAGCCTTATCTTGCGCGGCTATATTGATGTCGCAACAACTGATGAAGGCTTTTATCCTGTTATGAGCATATCCTATCTTGGAAAGCCCAATGTTTTGGCTGAAAGGGTTAATCCTTATGGGTTATACACTAACCCGCCCATTGATTTGCAGGTTTTAAAATTCTCTGTATTTGGTCATGAGGGAAATCTTGCTGGCATAGCGTACTCACAAAATACGAGGTTTAAAAACCTTAAAGAAGGTGAGGTTTTAATTGGCAATGAAAAAACCCAGGCTTATATAAAGCTAACTGAAAGCGGTAATATTGAGATAAAAACTACAGCTATTGTTAAATTATTAGCCAGCACGATAGAAACAGATGCCGATATAAGCTTAAATGTTAATGGGAATGTTAACGTTAATTCTGGAACAGGAACTGTTAATATAGAGGCTTCGCATATTAATTTAGGGGTTGGCGGAAATGACATAGCAAGAAGGGGCGATGCTGTGCAAGTTAATACTGGTACTGGAATAGGAACTATAACTGGCGGCGGAGTTAACACATCAATCTAGGATAGTATTTTGCTAATATACTTATAGTGATATACTAATAAAATGGCTCAAACGATAACCGATTTAAAAATAAGCTTAACCGATAAAGGATATTATGACCTGCCAATATCTGGCGGTGATTTTGAAAGCACATCTGGTTTTGAAAGCGCGATATTAATGTCGTTATTAACTGATGCCAGAGCAGATGGTAGCGAAATATCCCCTCCGCAAAAAAGGCGCGGATGGATTGGCAATGAGATGGGCGATATTGAAGGATTAAATACAGGCTCTAAACTATGGTTACTATCACAAGCAAGGTTAACACAAGATACGGTTAACAAGGCTGTTGATTTTGCGCGTACTGCATTGCAATGGTTTATCGATGATGATTATAGCGACAGGATAAGCGTAAGCGGATTGATAAAAAATAATGGAATAATTTTAACTATTATTCTTTATGATAAAAACGACATAATAGCAAAACTAGGCTACGATATTTGGAGGCAAACGGTAATAAATGGCTAATATAAGCTTCCCAGAAACGCGCCGAGAGGTGGCGCAACGCATATATACAGATATACAGAGTGTATTACCTACGCTTGACCCATCAATTAGAGAGCAAATCATACGTGCAATTGCTAATGGCGATGCTGGCAGATTATTTGATATTTACGTTCAGCAAAAAGAAATAATCAAACAAGTATTTCCTACAACCGCAACAGAGTTTGATTTTGTTAGTCCATACGGGGTATTTAAAAAAATAACTGTTAATGCAGAAACTAAAGCCATAGGTTTTATTACTACAAATGGAACTCCAAGCACATTAATAACCGAGGGCGTGGAATACAGTATTAATAGCGGAGCGTTATTTGAGGTTATTGAGCAGGATTATGCTGTTGCAACAAATATTGTGCGAATTATTGAAATGTCACGCTCAGGAAGTACAGTTACTTTTAAAACTGAAATACCTCATAATTTAGCTACAAATATAAGCGCGGTAATATCTGGTATTGACCAAACAGAATATAACGGTACTTTTATGCTTACAGTGATAAGTAATGACGAGGCGCAATATACAATAACATCCACTCCAGCACAGCCAACTGGTAGCAATAAATTAATAACTTACGACACTGCAAGCATTAAGATTAGCGCGGTAGCGGCTGGGGCTGATGGTAATCTAGCGGCTGGCGCGAAAATGACGTTAGTTAATCCTATTGCAGGTGTAAATAATGAGGCTTATGTACAGTTTACGGAAATTGGCGGCGGCGCACCGGTAGAAACATTTAGCGATTATCAAGCTAGGGTAATTTATAGGTATCAAAATCCAGTATCATTTTTCAGCATTCCATTTTTAATTAATGAGATAAAAAAGATTACTGGTAATACACGGGCATGGGGGTTTCCAATCACACCTGAAATCGGTGATGTAACTATGTATTTTACACGAGATAATGACGAGTTGGACAACATACCAAATCCACAAGAAGTTGCAACAACAAGAGATGCTTTATTGCAATTCTTGCCAGCCAATGTTGATGCGCCATGGCTTCACGTTGAAGCTCCTACGCCAAAACCGGTCAATTTTGACTTTGGAATTATATTGCCAGACTCAAGCGCAATGAGAACAGCTATTAAGAATTCATTAAAAGTATTTTTTAGGCAGGATGTAGATGTTGGGGTTAATATTTTAGAGGATGCATATCGGTCAGCGATAAAAGATACCGCAAACCCAGAAACAGGAGAAGCTGTTAAAGAATTTAGCCTTGTTAATCCTATTGGCGACATAGCGATAGGAGCTGGTGAAATTGGAACATTAGGAACTATAACTTTTTAATATGACTACTTATAACCAATTATTAGAACAAATAGAGCCGCAAAAACTTTTTATTGTTAATACAATACGTGAAATAACGCAATCGTTGGCTGATTATTTGCCTGGCGGTAAGCTATTTGAAGCTAAAAATATTGAAGGCTCTAACATTAGGAAGCTATTGCAAGGATTGGCTTATGAAATAATGCGTGTTGAGCAAAATCATAAAATCATTGCTGATAATATGATACCTATTTTTGCAGATGAACTAATAGAGGATTGGGAGAGATTTTTAGGAATTCCAGATGAGTGTTTTAAGATCGATGATACAACCACGCTTATAGATAGGCGCAAATTCATAATCGCAAAACTGGCGTTAATGGAAGTTAATACAGCTAAAGATTGGATTGATTTAGCTGAATTTTTTGGCTATACAATAAGAATAGAACATGAGACTGATTTTGCTACTATTCCATTACCTGTTCCATTTTTAATTGCTTCGGGGCTTAAGGCAACAAAATTCACAATGATTATAGTTGTTGATTTTAGCGGAACTTTGCCAGATACTATTCCTTTACCAGTGCCATTTACGATTGGAACAAGTCCGCTAGATTTTATTAGATGTTTATTGGAAAAAGTAAAGCCTGCCAATACGCGGCTTGTTTTTAAAATTAATGAGGTGACATAATGAAACAGATACCAGCAAAAGTTGATAACGTAGGCGATACGTTTAATGCCGCTGAAATAAATAGCACAACGTTTGAATTACAAAACGCAGTAACAGATAGCGGACAGCCATTGAGTGAGGGAGATTTATTCCAAACATCAAAAGCTATGGCTGTTTACGCTGGTGCTGGAGATTTTTATTTAGATACAGGAACAGCAACAGCTTATCAGCTTGGCGTAATTGGAGCTAAAAAATACCCGCCCGTTTATCAGGAAGGGCAAAGAGTTAGATTTATAGCAACTAATACAAACACAGGTGCTGCAACCGCAAGAATAGATACATTGCCAGTTAAGGATATAAAAGATGGGAACGGTGGCGATTTAATCGAAGGTGAGATTTTAGTAGGAAAGCAAATTGAATTGGTTTATAACGGAACTTATTTTATTTTGTCAGATAATGGAATAAGCGGTTCTGAATTTTTAACTGGAGATGTTAAAATAACAGTTAGACCGACCGCGCCGCCAGGATGGGTTATTATGAATGATGGAACTATAGGTGATGCTTTATCTGGCGGAACAACAAGGGCAAATGATGATACAGAGGATTTATTTATACTATTATGGGGACAAATACCAGACTCATGGTGTCCAGTGTCTGGAGGACGTGGAGCGTCAGCAGCAGCAGATTTTACGGCGCATAAAACAATAACATTGCTTAGGACATTAGGAAGAGCAATCGCGTGCGCTGGAAGCGGGGCAGGATTAACGCCGAGAGTGGTTGGTGAATATTTAGGTGAAGAGGCGCATCAGCAGTCAGTGGCAGAATTGGCGATGCATACGCATCCTCCGTTACCACCAAATACTAATTTTACAGGAGGAGGTCCTGTTGGAAGTAATTGGAGTGGCGGTGGTAATGGAATGTCGTCACCTACTACTGGTAATAGAGGTGAGAATACCCCATTTAATATTATGCAACCAAGTACATTTTTTAATTTATTTATAAAACTATAGGGGTGATTTATGGGAAAATTCATACATACGGCAGATGACGTTATAATAATTGATGATTTTTCATGCGATTTAACATTTTTCTTAACGCAAGAACCAACATACAGTTTGCCATCAGGTAAAACATCGCGTTATTATGAGCAAGGCGTTAAGCATTTTGTTTCAGATGGTATTAACGGCGAATTATTGGAAATACCTTATATTGATGGTGATGGATATATTAGCAATAAGGCTACTTACGTTGCAGCATTAGAAGATTATACTTATTATCCTAATTTGGTGACAGCTAAAGAAACTAAAATAGGAGAAGCTACGTCGTACGCAAACACTTATTATAAAGGAAATGTGATTTATGCTACTTATACATATGACTCATCGCAAGGACAATTATCAGAAGCACATCAGTATTATGCGCGCTATAGTCGTTCTGGAACAGTTCCGTTAGATTTTTATTTAAGAGATATTAATAGTTCTGAACATGTTGTAGACATCACTGATTTATCAAATATATCTGATTTAATAGATGATTTGCATCGGGCAACAGATGAAAATTTACACGACCATATTGATGCAATTAATGCTTTAACGACCATCCAAGATGTCAAAGATTATGATTTTACAACAGGATGGCCGACAATTCCTTATAATCCATAATAAAAAATGCCAGATTAAATATCTGGCATTTTTTTAAGATTATTAATAACAGTCTATAATTAAACTATCTATTTTTTGCTGCTTTGCTTTAATGCAGGTATCGCCATCCGTTCCTGTGTTGCAACCCATATTATATAGATCCACCATTGGTGAGCGTCCTTCAACATACGGATAATAACCTTCAAATTTATATGTTAATGGTGTATTTGATGTGATTGTTTTTGTGCCTTTATTGCCAGTTTCATTCATCATAAAAAAAGAAATTGTTCCGGAATATTTAGTAGAAAATACACACGTAGTAGTTTTTATCATCGCATATTCTTGTCCATTTATCTCTTTAGTGAACGGCATTAATTGCGGAAACGTAAAATAAATAAACCCATTGGTGTTAACTGGTATTTCAACATGTTGCTCACAAGCATAACTATTAACACTAAAAAGCATCGTACTCACAAAGAGCATGCCACAAAAACTAAAAAAAATGCATTTTTTCATAAAATCTCCAATTAATTTGTTGTTGTTTTATAATTTTTAAAGGAAGCATCCGTGCAATAAACAATCCTCACGATATATATAATATACTACGGATATTAGGTTGATATTTTATAAAGCTTAAGGATTGCTTAAATAGGTAAATATATATTGAGATTACTA